TAGAAATTTCAAGATCGTCATGACCTGTCATAAATTTAAAATTGACAACTTTCTTTGTTATCGGCAGGGTAAAAGAAAATTCATTGGTCCCCGGAGCGACAGGGTCAATCTTAAGTCTGTTGATAGCTAGCTGTGATAGTTCAAAGCTATTTTCCGATTTTTGACCACATTCTGGACATACGACTGATGCCTGATAATCAGAACCATATCCTGTAATCCTAATAGAGACCATTAGCGCATTCCTATCACCTAGTATCATGCTATCAACGTCAATACTCTTGTCTATTAAACATGAGTGAATAAGATGGGGAACTACCTTTCCTTGCTGAATCAGTGCACGTGAAGCGAGAATGTCCTCCTCTTTTGCTGTCATAGCTTTGATCTCTAAGGTCTTTCTTCCATGGAGACTGCTGTCTTGTGGATATACCTTTCCTTCTGATGGGATTGGGACTATTTCAACCGGAACCTCCCAGTCGAAATCTTCCTTCATTACATCCTTTTTAGGTATCACATCTTTAGCAGTATCTGAGGAAAAGATCTCATTTCTCTTCTTTCTATTAGCCAATTTACACTCCTATCTCTGTCTAATATTATGACTTCAATAGAGAAAGTAAATAAAAAAACCCCTAAGAAGACCTTAGGGGTTTGATCTAGAAAGTCTATCTAGATATCAGTACTGGAGGACACAATTATCAAAGCGAAGTGTTAAAGCAATATCAACCGGGGCTGAATCTTGATCATAAGAAAGCTGATTAAAGTTAGCATCTGTAATAAAGGCACCCTTGATATCCCAGAGCTCGACAACAGTTCCAATTGGATCAAGAAGTTTGACCTGAATATCTCTCTTGTAAAAATCAGCATATCCAGCTCGGCCAGATACAGATTCATATGTTGTTCTAAGCCATTCCATTACCTGCTGTGCACCTGATGGAGCGATTGGATCGTGCAGTGTGATTGACATTGTTTGGAATGTCATTCGACCCGCAATATATCTCTTTGAGTTGATAAATGGGATCTCAAGATTTTCAATTGACATTTGGGGTCTTGCAGCCGCTTTCATTAGAAAGGAGTCAATTCCTTCAATGGCAAAAACCCATCGAAATTGTCTCTTTGGTTCAAATTTATTTGGAAGCATGTCTGTGACGGACAGTGTTTCAGCCATTTTTTAGTTCTCCTAAAACGTTTCTCATATATAACTATCTTGTTATTTTAAATTTCTTCTAATTCATACCTCAGCGCCAGCATTTGTCACCACAAAGTCAAGTGCAATGAATTCTGCTGTCCTGGTCGGCTGTAAGAAGATCTTTCCTCTAAGTGTGTTGTTTTCAACATCTGCCTGGGTAGTAGTAGATGTATCTATTATGACCTTGAACCTGTCTAGGCCGCTTCTTTCTTGAACACTTTGTAGAATAGGATTGACCAAAGATGTAAATCTATCTAAGGTCTCTGCTCTATTTGGTTCAAAAAGAAGTGTATTTGCAACGGCCCTAACAGACCGTCGAATGTCTATGAGCAGCCTTCTGACATTTATTCTATCAAGAGAGGATTCAGCTGCCTGGAGCGTCTTTTGACCCCAGACTACCACACCTGTTCCCGGGAAGGCAGTTAGGGGATTAATGTCGGCATCATATAGATTATCAAGATTATCTCTATTAAGGTAGACAGCTGCTCTGTCAACAGCTGATAGTGCTCCCCTGGTAAATCCTGCTGGAGCAAACCAAGGATATCCAACTGAGTCGTTGTATGAGAAGGCTCCGAGAACAGCAACAGAGGGCGGGCATGTAACGTTTGATAAAGTTGTGGGGTCTTGGACAACTACATCTGGAAAATATGCAGCTGCGAAAGATGTATCTAGTGATCTATTTTTGAAATCTGTAATAGTGTTACTAACACTTACCTGCTGGTCGTATGAAGATGTGATAACATTATTTAAATTATCTCTCTCCTGTATATCCATTAGATATATAGCGTCGAATCTATTCTCAATAGCATCAATTGCGTAGTCTGTTACTGCTGTGTGTCTCAAGCCTGGGATTGTGAGAATCTGAATATCTACATCAGACTTAGCACCCATTATGTCAACTGCCTTTCTATAGGCAGCAACAGTGGGACCATCTGTCTGACCTTGATTTGAATCATCCATCTCTCTTTTGACTGCTACATTAGACATAAGTTGCTTTTGCTTATCGAATATTCTAAGCCCATCGAATCCCCCTTGCAGGAATAGAGTAAACTTAGAATATTTTCTATTTCCTGGTATTTCTAGGTCACCTACCTTCCAGGCACGATAGAAACTATCAGAGTCTACAGCAATTGAGCCTTCTCTAATGTATGAAGCACTATGCCATTCAGATGGATCAGCCAGGCCGTCATAAGCAGATCCTGTTCTAACTCGAACCCTTTCTAGAGAGAAGAAGTTATTATTGAATTTATCACAATCTAAAACTGTTCCACCAGAATCTGCCTGTGCTGGGTTGTTACCAACAGAGAAGTTTAGAATATCCTTTCTATGAGTTGGAAAGTATTTAACATAGCTTTCCATGCTTCTATTAAACTTAGAGCTCTTGTTAGGCTCTGTAATACTTTCCTTTTGCTCAAACTGAATACCCCAGTAGAACTTAGAATCTGTTCTCTTCTTTATTCCTGTTCCAATTGTTAGATTTTCTCTATACGGAACAGGAGGCTCAACAGTTCTTCTAAGTGTGTCTCCATAAGCAAGGGCGTCAGACCCTGCATCATCGTCCAACATGTCTGTTAGCGGATCAGTTCCAGAAGTCACCAGGTGATGAGGTCCTCGAAAGCCTACGGGAAGTGATTCGTCTGTTATGGAACCAGCTTTCAAGGCAGTTGACTGTTCAACTCGAATGTAGTTAGAGACAGTGGGATAGTCTCCTTCAACAACCAATCTTTGAGAATTACCTGATTGATCAAAATCAAAGTATATATTTTGGTCACCAATAACTCGAGCTATGAATCTATCTGAGTTTCTATCAAGACTAAGTCCGCGATATTGCTCTAGTACTCTTTTGTTATCATCAGTGTCGTAGAAATCTCTAACGACGACGTCGAAGCTACCAAAGAGATTTACAGCAGATGTTGACTTTTTGAGATTCTCAATTGATACCTTAACTTTTGTATTACCAGATGATCCTGCATCAAGGGCATGGAATCTAAATAGATCGTAACCATTAATATCTCCTTGAGATACAACGAACGGAGATTTAGCATGTGTAAATCTATCTTGGAAGTCTTCATAGTTAGGAGCAGTTGATGATCCTCCATTTCTTGACAGTGAGCCCGTTGTAAGATAGGCGACGTCCTGGAACTCTGAAGAGAAAGATGCGGAGATATCGACGACGTGGGTGAAAACTCCGACTCCAGTCAAGGCTGCTCTAGCCGGATATATGTCATAGTGAGCATAGAGAAGGTGACCCTTCTCCTCAGTTTTTAGAGGATCAGTGTTAAACACATTAGCAAAATAGTTCTTAGCTGTCGGATCAAATGATGCTGTGAGAATGTTGCTACTATTTGTAGAGCTCTTTAGACCGTTCAAGATCATAACAAACTCTTGAAGGCCGTTTTGAATATTAACAGAACCTGTTATTGATCCAGTAGGGCCTGACGCGCTCGCTTCAGTCCCATCACTAGGTGCACCACTTAAGTGGTTACCAGAAAGCATTGGAACAACACCGGAGGCAGCAAAGAGAACACCTCTGAGAATTGCCATGCTTCCTGATTCAACAGCTATGCCTCGGATTCCAGCCTCTGTAAACATTGTGCATCCGTTCGACTCAGACATGAAAGCGCCGAGGAAGTGTGTCCTTCCCGGAGGTCCGACCAGATCGTCTCCAACAGAATATGGATTAGAACCAATGTTTCCATCTTGTTGAACCTGCTTAGCACCAACGACAAAACCAGCATTTGTTACAACACCTGAAGAATTATCTCTCTTGTTTCCGTCACCAATACCAAGAACTCTAATATATGTCGCTGCCTGCGCGTTCTTTAGCCACTCATAGACTGCAAGAGGTCCAAACTTTTCACCATCAGTATTTCCAAACTTCTGTGAAAATTCTACAAAGTTTGCAACAGTTACTGGAACGAAAGCAGGACCCTTATCAGATGTTCCTATCGTTCCAGCCGGAACACCAACTGGGCCACCTGCAGCAGGTGCAGAAAGATCTATCTCTCTAGTAGCAACGCCAGCACTTTTAAAAGTAAACTCAGCCATTTACAAAATCTCCAAATGCGTTTCTATCATTAAATATGTATTACTCAAAACTAACACCCGCATTAGTTATCACAAAATCTATAACGATAAATTCAACTGCCCTTGTCGGAACCAGAACAATTCTTCCATTTAATCTATTTTGCTCAACATCTTCTTGAGTGTTATTAGAGCTATCCATAACAACTTGGAACTGTTCTATTCCTTGTTGACTTTGAACCAGTGAAAGTAAGGGTGTTACCTGTCCAACAAATTGTGCGCGCGTCGCCGGTGTATTTTGCTCAAATACTATTTTATTTGCAACATCGGAAACCAGACGCTTCACTTCAAGGAGCATGCGTCGGACATTGACTCTATCAAGGGCTGTGTGTGCCTGTTGAAGAGTTTTTTGACCAAATATAACAAATCCAGCTCCTGGGAAAGTAGCAATTGGATTAATTCTTGACTCATATAACGTGTCTCTATCACCAGCACTTAGCTTAGCATCAATAGCAGCAACGAAATCCAGAGCCCCTCTATTAAATCCAGCCGGAGCGAACCAGGGATAAGATATACTATCATTAAAACCTATTGCTCCTAAGGCAGCTATTGAAGATGGAACTCGGGCAACTATACCCGTGTTTGCATCTTGAATTGAGACATCCGGGAAGTATGTGGCTCCATAATTGTTATCAAGAGCACGAGAATCAAAGTTTTCAGAAGTCTTATCAACAGCAGATCGACCTGAGCTATCATCGAAAAGTCTGTTATTATCTCCATCATAGCTTGGTATATCCATGATATAAATAGCTTTACCGTATTCGTTAGCTCTCTCTAAGACATAGTCAGTTAAAAAGCTGTCTCTAATACCTGGGATAGAGATTATATTAACTCGAGATGCCATTGGATCAGTTAGTATTCTGGCAGCAGTCCTGTATGAGGCAACTGTATTATTAGTGGCTCCAGTTCCATATTTGTAATTACTACTCAGACCAATATCTTCGGAGGATCCTGCGGAGGGTGCTCCGAGAATTGCCTTACCACCTGTGTCAGCTGATGATGCCCTATCGTTCATTCTCATCATGTCTCTATCGAGAATATTAAGACCGTCGAATCCTCCGTAAAACATGTTTGTAAATTTCATATATTCAGAAAATTTATTAAACTTAACAGATGATGTTAGAAGTGTAAGTGATCCGAACGTAATTCTTCCTGTTGTTGTTGAAGCATTGTCTGGAATTGACAAAGAGTCGGGATAGGGTCGACCGTCTCTGATGTAAAAAGCCTCGATCATATGCTCTTTTGCTGTACCTGTAAGTGCCTGATCTATTGAATCCGCTATGAGAGAACTCGAGTGATAGTTTCTTAGCGCAACCTGAGCAAGTGTAAACTTGTTATTATTGAACTCATCAGCACCAGATCCTGTTACCAGTGCATCAAGCTTCGTAATCCCAAGAAATTTTGAGTAGCTCTTTATGAGACCGTTAGCAGCTCCACCTACATTAGGATTAAGTGCAGGGGATCCAAGAGAGCCTGTCTCTGCAACTCTATTGAATTTTATACCCCAGTAGAAACGATTATCTACAATCTCTGTAGGGCCCTTAGCACCAAGCGGAGATGTGCTCTCTTCAACATTACCTCTAGTTACTTTAAATCTAAGTGGGACTGGAGGAACAATAGAAGATGTTAAGCTAAAGACCAACGGTCCAGAACCAGACATATATGCCAATCTTTCGTTACCGACACCGACAGCACCCGGATCCCTATAGATGCCCTTAACAGCGGTTGTATTTAGGTCTGTAAGTGTATCTGTTGTCTTTAGAACAGGCAATCCTCTAAATCCAAAAGGAAGCGCTCCGGCTGGGACATCTTTTGTCTCAACCTCTCCCTTCATTACAATTCTAACCCTAGAAGAGATATTAGGATATTTTCCAGATACTATAAGACGCTTTTCACTGTCTGTCTCAGCATCAAAATTATACACAACCTTTAGATCACCAATCTTTTTGGCAACATAGTCATCGCTTGAAGGATTAAGAGAGCAATTCCCATACTGTTCTAAAATAACCGGACCTGTATCTGAATCTCCAAAGTCACGCACCATGACTGTAAATGTACCGTATGGGTTAGCATCGTCTGAAGATCTCTTTAGATTAGATATCGAGATCTTGTATTTACTGTTAGCGACAGCACCATCAGATATTGTCTCAAAATGGAATAGGTCATATTCCTTAGCACCGAAAGGCTGAGAAATAAAGTTTGTAGTTCTAGGTGTCGTGTATCTCGTGTCAAATCGACCGAAGAGATCAAGAAAGGTTTCTGACGTGTCTCCAGAGCCGTTTGATGAATTTCCAGAGCCCGAAACAAGGCCTACAGCCATTGCCTGATTAGAAACAGGAGCTACCTCGTGCTCAACTGGAAAATCTGCATAGAGAAGATGTTCTTGTTTTTGAAACTGTTCTGGGTCAGTATTCAAGACCTTGGCAATATAAAAATCATCACTAGGATTAAGAGAAGCTGTATAGATCCTTAAGCCAGTCTTTCCTTCATCAGCATAATGCCCTGAAGTTGAGGAAAGAACAAGCTTGAATCGATAGGCCATTGGCCCTTCTCCAGTCGGATCAATAGTTGCAGAATCAGCAATTCCTTCTACAGCAGCTGAGTAATTCTCGTTATAGTCCATAATTCTAAAGCAAGAACCTGTGCTGGTGAAAATCATTGCCCTGAGAAGGTTAACACCTTTCAGATCGGCATCAGCATTTGCAGCGTTTGCACAGCTTCTATTTCTTGTAAATATCGGATAGCCGTACTGTTGTGATTCTGAAAGAACATGCTTTGCTGCTATAAATTGAACAGCACCACGATGTCTCTTTTTAAGGTCAGAGCCAGCTGAACCTTCAACAATAAATCCAGCGTTTCTAACAGTACCCTGGTTCATCGTCAGGCTAAAATCTCCTGACGTTGCGTTTCCCCCGGCACCAAGGGTTCGGACAAATGTAAGAGCAGTTCTATTTTTTAAAAACTCTTTAACTGCATAGGGTCCAAAATACTTGTCATTTATTCCACCAAATCTTCTCTCAAATTCGGCAAATGTTCCAACTGTAACAGGTACAAAAGCCGGTCCTATCACAGTAGGGCCAGCTAATCCTGCTGGAACACCAACAATTTCAGTCTCTGTAGCCCCGGATAGGTCTATTTCTGATTCAAAAAATCCTGGTGACTTAAAGGTCTGTTCAGCCATAAATCAGTCTCCCGTATACTAATCTCTACAGCTATAACTATCGCTTAAAAATTCAAATGTCTATTCGTATTGTGTCTCAAGATCAACAATCACCTGAGAATTTGTCACTGTCTCACCTGCTCTTTGATTTCTTGTCAACACTTTTAAAAATCTTGTACTCTTTTCACCGCTAAAAGGATCAACTTCGACGTCAACCACCTTCTCAGGCCCTTGACCTCTCATATCTGGAGTCTCGCCAGCACTATTCAAAATTTCAGTATTTGGGCTTAAAATAAATTTATCTTGACCTGCAAGTGATGCAGGTGATTTTATCTTATTTGAAATCTGAGCAGATGACTGGTGATAGCCGAATTCGATATTAGGAGCTGATAAAAATCTTCTAAAGGGATTCGGGAGGCCCGGCTGTTGTGGTGCAAGAATAAAAGTAGGCACTGTTATCTTAAAATTATATCTAATAATCCTCTCCTCATTTGAATATTCAGAAAAGTTATCTGCTGTATTCAAAGGAGACTTAATATATGCAACAAGGTCATATCCTTCCGCAGTTTTCATTTGAAATTCGTGACCTTGACCGTCAAATTTGGACATCATAGCCTCAATCAGCTGATTCATTTGCTGCATATACTGTGTCCAAAAGACAACATCATACTGAACAGTGACAAAAGTTGGGTAGGGTGCTGTAATTATCTCAAAAATATTATTACCTAATTCATTTCTAAGATAGTCACCTTTAGAGTCTATAAGATAGGACATATTACCGCCGTTTCTTCTTGAAGCAACAGTTCCAGGTTTTGCCTTATTTCCAGGGGATATATCAGACGCTCCAAAGTTTCCCCTAGATGCTACATTATCTTGATGTTTTAGTCTTAGCTTATTTATTAGCTTTTGATAGTGTCTATCTTCTTTACCTATCCGCTTTCTAACAATATAGCTTTGCTGATCTCTATGAGCTATTGCTGTTCCATAGCCGTCTTGTCCTGGTGAGTGGTCAATTGACTCTCTGTGAATGGAGATTATTGGAAGTATTAGGGCATTATTTCTATCTCTAATGGGCTGGCGGCGCCTAGTTAGAGCAAACCTCTCACCAGCAGCAAAGACAACAGGGACATTGGATGCCACCTTGTTGACGTTGACTTGAAATGATAATTTTTTATCAAAAAGATTAAACACAGCCCTGTCTGTCTGCTCAATACCCATGGGTGGTATCGAAAAGCTCTCTGGTACATTATTTCCTTCATATGCTGTATCTATTTTACTCATTTGTCACCTAACAGTCGTCTCCATAAAATGCAGATCCAACACCTGTTGAATCACCCTCTTCAGAAATTTCAGCTGGTCCTGAGATTGGCTTGTCAAGAACGCCGTTCTTCTGTAAGTCTCTAACATCACCTGTCTTACCTTCTCTATTTTCTTCAAAGCCGCGCTGCTGAACGAAAGTTGTCTGAACAGCATCAGGATCTGAATACTTCTCGTCTGTCGGTCCGTGAGTGTGAGATACAAATTGACCCTTTCTTGATTGTTTACCAGTTATCGTTATAAAGCCCTTGTGCTCAACTTGTCCATAGATAAGATCAGAATCTGGAGCTTGGACAACTTCAAAAAAGATATCTCCATAGCTAAAAAAATCTCCCTCTACAATTCTTATTCCCTTGTCATTAAGGTCTCTTTCCTGCAAATAGACTTCAATACTATAGTACTCTTCACTTCCAAAGACATTTGCTCTAACTTCCTGAGGTGTATATTTGACTAGCGCATCAATGTCAATAGGATTTTCAAAAACCTTTTCAATTGCCTCTTCATAGACATCATGAACTTTGGACTTAACCTCATTTATTGGAAAATAATAAATCTTCTGACCAATGACATCTTTTACTATCTCTTTACCTATGTCATTTATAAAATTTATTTCTCTCTCAGTTATAAAGAATCTAGCCAAGATATCACCCCATAAATATTGCTAAGCCATTTGGCATTGGAATAAACTTAAGCTGCTTATTAATAGATTCCGCCCGCAGTGCCTGTGTCTCCATAAGCTTATCATACGTCATTGTATCAAGCATCTCTTTTAATTGAGTTATAAGGTTTGTCTTGTCTTCTCTTCCTTGAGTAATTAAACTATCACCATTTAAAGTTAATTCTGACCCTGGAACTGGGATTGAT